ACGTTGGCGGGCGTGGTTGCATCTGGAAGCCGCACAAGCTGGCGGCCACTCGCATCAACATCGGCCTGAATGCCAGACTGACCACGGATATTTGCGTCAAGAGCCATAGGTTATCCTCAGACTGACCACACCCAACGCACCTTGAATGCGCCGGTTAATTTCTCAAGCGAGCGGGCGTAGATCGTGAAGCCAACGCCATCAGTAGGCGTCCCACAGGTCAGGCCCATCAATATAGATGCGTACCGATGATCGTTTGCGTCATGATCCGTTGTCGTGTCATCCGCCATTAGCCACGCTTCTGCGCTGGCTTGTGGCGTAATCTCGCCTTGCCCCGTGACGGCTACCGATGCCTCATTGGCCCCCGGCCATGCGCCGAAGTCGATTTCAGCAACACCGACGCCCGAGGCCATTAGTTCACCGTAACCGCAGGCTCAACGCCCACGACATTGCCAGCACGATCCCGAACAACGCGCTTAGGCGCGCTCTGCTGGCGCATCATTTCGCCAAACATCTGCATCATGTCCGCGTGCCGGGCGTCAGATGCCGCGTTCTGCTCGGCAATCATCTTGCCAAGGCTTTCGCCCATCTTCGCGACAGCGCCGCCGATAGGCCCAGCCGATGCCTGCTTATTGCCCTTGAGCGCGGGAACACCCTGCTCCCCGGCCATGCGTTCGCGCTCAAGTTCGCCTTCAATCTGCTGGCCCTCGCGCTTTAGTTCAAAGTCAGCCGCCATGCCCTCACGTTTCATTTCGTGGTCGGCCAGCTTGATCTGTGCGTCCTGCTCCTGCTTCTGCATGGCAAGACCGGCCTGCACCTGAGCCTTGTATTGTTCAAGGGCCAATGACTGTTCGGCCTTGTATTGCTCAAGCTGCATCTGCTGTTGAGCCTTTTGCTGCTCCATTTGAAGCCGCACTTGCTCCATTTGCATATCGGCCTGTTGCTTCTGCTGGTCTGCCTGCGCCTGCATCTGCATCCGCTGCTGTTCCAGTTTCAGCTTTTCCGCTTCCGGATCGGGCTTAGGCTCTTGCGGCTGCTTTGCCATTTCGGCCATACGATCAAGCGCGTCTTCCGCTTGCTTGCCCAATTTGAACTGGCGGGCAAAGGCCGAATAAATCTCAACCAACGGCTCACGCGCCATGCCGCCTTGGGCCAATGCAAGAGCCGCCTGCATGTATTGCGCGGTTCCCTGAATAAACCCGGCCATCTGCTCTTGATTGCGCGTCAGATCAGCGCGAATGGTCGAATCCGATTCAACATCAATCTTGTAAGAGCGCATCAGGTCCGAGCGCATAATCTGCTCGACTTGCTCAAGCGGCGCGGCCTTCAAGGCTTCCTGCAACTGAGGCGGGATAGGCTGCTGCTGTTGCTGCAAAGCCGCCGCCTGCTGTTGCGCCATCGCAATCTGCTGTTGAGGCAATACCGCAATGCCAGTGATCAGCGAGAGATTGCGAATATCAAACTTCGTCGCGAATATCTCAGCCTTAAGGCGGAACAAATCGCGCGCAAAGCGTTGAACCTCGGCCTGTAGGCGCTGAATACGAAGCGAACCCCACTGAGCCTTGATCTGCTGCGCCGTCGCCGTCTCCGAGGCCATCGAAGCCCCGCGCACAATATCCGACAAGCCCGTGACTTCATAAATGGTCTGCTTGATCAGTTCGCGCTGCTGGTAAAGCTGCGCAAGGGCTTTCACCTGTGGCTCAATCGGCCACCAAGCAATCATTTTATTCACATCGCCGCTGGACGAGACAAAAGCCTCAAGCCCCTGCAAGGCGACAATCTCGCCGTCATCCGCATTTGCAAGCGCGCTAACGTCCTGCCCGCCTGACGGATAGCCGCCCTTAACCTTGATCTGCTTGACGAGCTTTTGAATGCGCTGCGTGACGCTATTCAATTCCTCCGCGAGCTTCTTATACGCACGATACGGCGTCACCGGGCAAAGCTTGCCGGGCGTGTTAATCGGCTGGATCGGGCGCGGCATAGGATAAAAGCCAGTCAATCCGAGCGGATCAGGCTGACGGCTCAATGCCTTGTCAGTGTAGCCCGTCGCGATGAATATAACTTCTTTCGCGTCCTTATCCCAAATCTCCCAAACGCGCGCACGCTTGAATATGTCGCTTTTGTCCTCTTGCGCAGCCTCGCCACGGGTTGAGCAATCAAGCTGCACCTCGTCGGCAAGTTCCTCGTTAAGCTGGCGCAACTGGTCGCGGTTTAGGAAGTGCTCAAAGGCAATCCACGGCACTTCGTCCCATACGCGGGCAGCGCCGTGGCGAAAGTGCTTCCACGGCACATATTCGCAGGATGCTTCCTCGTAAGCGACGGCCTCGCCCGTTTCATCCATGTACGGAATGTACCGGACACGGGCCAAGCCACGCCCCGGAAGCGCGCTATCGAAGATGACGTTGCGCATGGTGGCGTCAAAGTCATAGGAGTCGAGCGAATAGGACAGCCCGCGCTCCAGCATGTCTGCAATCGTCTTGCCGATGGCGTCACGGTCGCCAAAACGCCTACGAACATCAGGCACAGGCGTTGAATTGTAGATCGCCGGAAGAAGCGTTTCGACGTTGGAATAAACGATGTTAAACTCTGTCTCGCTATCCTTCTCGCCGCGATAAATCTGGATTACGTCCTCTCCATCGTCGCGGAACTCTTTTTCCTCGCGCGAAGCCGCTTCTATAGCGTCGAGCCAAAAGCGCACGAAATCAGCATCGCTTTCCTGCGACTGCTCTTTCGTCTCATATGTGGCGCTTGACTCATCCATCAGCTATTGGCTCGCTTTTTCCGTTTGGCTTCGATAATTTCAAACACTGACATATTCATCCGCACGCCACCGCCAGGCAGAACTTGCACATCAAGGCGGTCTGGTGTTTCGTGTTCGGCTTGCTTGGGAACCCAAGGCCGCGACATACAGCCGTAACGCGCCTCGTCCGCTACGTGGTCTTCGGCGTCAGTGTCCAAATCTTCCGGCTTGTCCGGATCATGCTGCAACGCCGGAACCGTGCGTATGAAGTCCTTGCACGTATCAAACACGTACAGCATGGGGCGGCCATCTTCCCCGCCCTTCATGCGTGCGCGCATTTGATCCCAACCGCCCATTGCGCCGCGTTGGGAAACTCGCTTGTTGTCCGCACGACGGAAGGCAACGCCCTCTTTCATCATGCGCTCTGCAATGCTTGGCCCGCCATCTACAGCGAACGCTGCGGGGTCTAGGACGCCATAAGCGATGGTGTCTCCCGCTTCTTTGGCTTTGATGCCTCGGGCGACTTCTTCGGCTGTGAGCTTTAACCCGTTGTTGGGTCCAGAAGCGCCATACCACTCACGATAACGCACGATAGCAGCACGAGGAATGACGACAGATGGACAAGATGGTAACCGAAATTCATCGGGGCAAACAGCCCACCAGCCAACAGCAAAAGGAGCAGCAGAACCCCAGTCAGCAGATCGGAAACGAAGCCAATCATCAGGGATAACGAACGGCTTGATGACATGCCTTTCATTCGACCAGCAGTCAAAGAACGCACCCTCAATTACGGACCAGTCGCCCTCTAACCATGCCTTAACAAGCGCCTCATTGCCAGCCATTTGAAGGTTGGCGACGTATTCAGCGCCTAGATATTTGTTCTGATTCAGCTTGGACGGGATAAACACCCGGTCGCGGGTTACGCTATCGCCCGTCCACGGATTCTTGAACGTCTGAGTTGTGACTTTGTAGCCCATCGGGGCATGGTCAATGTAGCGAGCCTTAACCCACTGATGGCCCGCACCGCCGGGGTTTCCCGTTGCTCTAAACCCGCAAGGAACGCCGTTGCCTGAGCGCAGCGTTGCCATCATTTTATCAATCGGCTTTGGGCTGCCGAAGTTGGTTATTTCCTCGCAGTAAAGCCGCGTGTAGCTGTGGCCTTGATAAGCCTCTGCGTCCGCATCCCGCTCAAGATAAGCAAACCTAAGACGCGCGCCCCGATCCGAGCGCCACATCTTGTCTTGCTCTTTCCATTGCCAGCCTTCCAACTGGCCGAATATCTGATGGCTTCGCTCTATCGTCTCGATTAACTGCGTCCGCTCTTTGCGGAACATCAAGCCAATCGCGCTTGAACCGTACAGGTCCGAATGATTGAGCCAATCGCCTAGAACACCGTCTGTCTTTCCGCCGCCGCGCGCCCCGCCGAATAGAACATCGAACACGGGGCATTCAAGCAGATGCGTCTGTGGCCCCGGTTGAGCCTCCCAAACAACTCGGGTTTCCATTAGTGGCTTGTCTCAATCCCCGAAAGCCATTCATCGGCACTTGATTTAGGGTTAGGCAAGCGGACAACATTGCGGACTGTTACCTCAGACTTGCTCTCTACTGATTGCATGTCTGGCATTACCTTTTTAAGCAAAGCAACTGCCGCTGTAACCTGTGACGGCTCAAGTATTGGCGCGCCTGTTACATGGTCGATTAACCTATTGAGAACTTGGGAGTTTGCGATTTTACTCCTGTGTTCATCGGTCATCTTAAAGCCGGGCTTTCTGCCAGCCATTGTCCTATTCCTGTTCCTTAAACTCGCCCTGCTTAGCAAAATCAACCAAATCTTCCGGCTCAGGCGTAAACCTCTTCAAGTGAAGAGGTTACTGAATTGGGGGTAGCAAGCGCGGGGTAAGGATTTCCAGCCATCGCCCCACGGGTGCAAGTCCCGTTACCTCCACCAGCCCCCTTCCAGAAGGGGCTGAAACCCTCTCCCTTCCACAAGGAGCGGGGTAGTGCCAAGTACTCGCCCGATGCTGTGTCCATAGCAGCGTTCGGGCGACGCAGTAACGGATATTAGCGGAATCGGCGGATTCCGTCTAGCTCCGCGCGTCGTTTGGGCTTCCGGCTTGGAAAGCCGCTTAAACCGATCCCCTCTCATTCGCCCGGATCATCCGGCGCTCAACCTCGGCAAAATGCTGGTCAAGGGAACGCGCGGCTATGTCGTGGTATCGGATGGCGTCTATTCTGTACCGCTGGCCTAGTGCTAGGTGGAGGGCGGTGCAGTAGTTTTCCCAAGCCTGGTCTGCGGTTAATATAAGAATGTCGCAGGGGGTCTGGATAAGCTTCATGCTAGATCATGGGGCCGTAGGCGAAGCAAAGCGGCTGAAGGCTCCACGGCCTTAGAAACAGGATTGCCCGCCCCGTAGGATTGCCGGGAACCGCAATAACCTTGTCAGCCGGTATTGTGTACTCACGGCCAATAGGCGCCCATTCATGATCCCTTGGCCCGCCGCCTGTCACCGTGGCTGTTATCGAGCCGTCCGGGTTAGCCTGCCATCTGTCAGCAAATACGGCGTCGGCCTCGCTACAGCAGCGCATTACCTCAGGCGTAGACCACCATGAGCCGGTAGGCTTGTCCTGAGCCAACGCAGGAGCAGCTAGGGCTATGATGGCAGCGGCGAATAGTGCGCGCATCATCTGCCCTTTTTGATAGGATCGGCGGCACATCACCCCGAGGCGCTAGGAGGGGACTGGCTGATAGGGGAGGCCGCCGAACTGTATTGCCCATCCCGGCTGCCGCCGTTCGCATTTTTAGACAGGCAAACTTTGGAATCGAAACGCCCGACCTAAGCCGGGCGCACGTGTTAGATTGTATCAGCCGGAACGGTGGCATATTCGGAGACCGTTTGCAAGCCCCATCACGCAAATTATTCACAGCCTATGCCGCCTGCTGGAATGGCGCATCCTTCGCGCTCATCTTGGCCCGGTTGATCGCCACGATGCGCAGCCCGTCAATGGCAAACGGGACAAGCTCATTGACCGGCGCAATGCCCCTAAGCACAAGTTCCATCGTCGCCTTGTACCGGGCCTTATTCTTGCCGTGGACGCCGTACAGGTCTTCCTCGATTGACTGCATTTCAGCTTTCCACTTGGCCTGCGTCTCCATTGACGGCCCCTCGCCTAGCCCGGCGCTGGCGTGGTTCTCGTCCTGGGGTGCGCCCCAAGCGGCGCGGTAGAGCCGCACGATGTTCGCCCAGTCTAGGGCCGCGTCAAATAACTCCTTGCGCAGCCCGTGGCGCACGCAGAACCGGCCAACTTCGCTTTCAAGGCGCGGATCATCCTTGACGGCAAAGCCCCGCCTGTGCGGCTGGTTCTGGACGTATTCAGCTTCCAGGCGCGCCTTCTTTGCAAGTATCTCGGATCGTTCCTTAGCGGATGGCTGCTTGAGCTTTCCGCAAGGATGCCTTGCCCCTGTTTTGCGTTTCGCCATTCTGTCCCCCTTGGTTGTTAGGCGGCGGAATCTGCCGCTAGTATTGCGCGGCCAATGAGTTCGGGAATTAGCGGCGTTACGGAATTGCCGGTGGCTCTTGTTCGATCAATGTCCAGTTGCGAGGGAACCCCATTATCCACTCGCCAATTTCGGGAGACGGGAAACCATCGAGTGTTTCCGCTGCGTGTTCCGTAAAGTTCCACTTGTTCCCATTCACGGAACGAACCCGCTTTGTTAGGGAGTGCAGCTTGAAGGTAAGGCGCTTGCCGTCCGATGCTGTTGGGGTAGGCCAACACCCAAACACGGTCACGCTCTTGTGGTAGTCCACAGGTGCTAGCGCGTATGCCGTGCCATTCCGTGTCATACCCGACCGAGGCCAAGTCTCCGAGTATTCGGCCCATCCATCGCCCTGGCCTGTCAATTGGGCCACTAAGCAAAGCTGAGACGTTCTCCAGGATGACGACGCGGGGTTGTAACTCGCAAATGAGACGCACGACTTCGGCATACAGGCCGCTTCGCGTTCCCTCTCCAATTCCGCGCTGATGCCCTGCGTGGCTAATGTCCTGGCACGGGAACCCCCCGCTGATGGCGTCAACGGTAATTCCGTCTTGTGAAAGAGCGTCGGCGTTGAGGCTGCAAACGTCATCGTAAATTTGGACCTCCGGCCAGTGTTTCGCTAGAACCTTGCGGCAGAACGGATCAATCTCGCAAAACGCAACCGTCTTGAACCCGCCCGTGCGTTCTAGGCCAAGTGAGAACCCGCCTATGCCGCTGAAAAGGTCCAGGAGCTTGTACGGTTCTTTCATGCCGCGTGTTCCGCTGCGAAATACGATTCAGGGAAATACCAGCCGCCCTGCGGATGCGGCGGATATTTGCCCTTGTCGGCTTTCCACAAATCAGCGACCCGCGACCATTCAGCGGTGTCATATTCGACCCAACGTGTCCCGGTTTTAGCCAGCGCGGCGGCGCGGTCCTCTGGCGTCATGCTGACCACGATAGGCTTCGACCCGGCCTTGGCGTTGCCCGCCAGGCGCTCTTTCGCAGCCCCACGCGCCCATCCCTCAAGCTGCGACCAATGCCGTATTCGGAAGTCGGGCTTTGCCATCGCGGCGCGAATACCATCCTTCACATCGGTTTCAGTCACAGTGCCGCTTTCAACCAATGTTGAAAGTTTGTGGAAGTCGAGGGCGAGCAAGACAGGTTCTTCACCGACAAGGTTCCTGCATTCGATCTCAAAAGCTGGCTTCGCAGGCGCGGGCGCTAAAGAAACGGCGTTAGCTGTTTCTTTCTCCCTTTCCCCTTCCATCCTCCATCCTCCATCCTCCATCTGCGGAGACTTTTCCCCACTAGTTTCGGACTGGTTCGGAACTGGTACGGAACAACCGGCCCATGAAGTGAGGTTTGATGGGAGAACGCCGGAACTGTTCGGCTTTTTTGGCCGCTGATACTTCTGAAAGTTGCGGATTGCCCCGTAATCTTTCCCGCCAGACTGAAACCGGCGGATAAATTGAAGGCTTTCAAGTTCCGCCAAAAGTGCGGACACATCAACGCCATCAACAGGGAAAATGCGGGCCTTAAGCGTCAACGGTTTCCATTCAAAAACGCCATCATCCCAAGCCTCAGTCCAGATGCCAAGCAACAGCAACCGAGCATGGGCTGACGCAGACATGAAAGCCTCGTCGGTCCAAATGCCGGGATGAATGGAACGTATGCGGCTCATCCTCTACCCCTCCACAAGCGCGGCGGCGGGGGAGTTAGCCGCCGCGTCAAGTTGATCTTGAAACTCTTGGACGTATTTAAGCGCCGCTGGCGCGTATTCGCCGCGCTCAACCATTCCTGCGATAGTGCGGACGGCGTGAAGAACCGTTGTATGGTCGCGCCCACCAAACCGCCTGCCGATTTCCGGCAATGATTGCGTTGTGAACAATTTAGCCAGCCACATAGCTTCCTGCCGTGGCCTGACGATTTCCCGAGTCCGCCGAACGCTTTTCAGGTCCACAATGCGAATCTGATAGACGGTCGAGACGATCCCCATAATCTCTTCCACCTTGACGCGGCGCGGGCGCGGCGGGGGCGGTGGAAGGGCGGGGGCCGCTATCTTGCTCGCAACATTCAACCAGTCCCGGCCTCGAATAGGGCCAATGGGAAATGCGTAAATCTTGACGCCCTTGGGCCTTGCTATTGAGGCAAGCTCACGGGCAATAAATTCCTCTGGCGTCTGCCTGACAGGCGACAAATCAGGGCGCACCCTAACCGGCTGGCGGATTCTGCGCCGAACCTCTTTGTATGCGTCCAGATCGAAACGCCCGATTTCTTCCGGCCTGATTTGCAACGCTGGCATTACTCAACTCCCATCTGCTCAGCCACAAGCGCGGATATGCGCGCGTCACGGGCTACGATTTTGATGACATTGGCGACCTTCGCGCGTTCCGCGTAGGCGTTCCGGCGCTGCTGCAACATCTCAGGCGAGATAGCGGCTTTGGATGAATTGGCGAGGTTGGTTGTCTGCTCTGCGTATTCGCGGAGGTGCATCTCGGCGTAGCGGGCAAGCTCGGCAAAGTCGCTCATTGCTCGCCCCACCGCTTGCATGGCCTGACAGCCACACGAACGCCCTCGCCCTTGCCTACCCACTCGGCAGACACAAACTGGCATTCTGAGTCATCGTCAGTGATCTGTAGCCAGACCAACAAATCCTCGACCGGCTTGATGTAGTTAGACGCATCGCGGCGGCGCTTGTCGGGGCGGCTTAATTGCAATTCGAGCGCGTAAGGGCCGGGTATGCGCTTTCCTTGCGCTTGGCCCTTAGCAATTGTTCCGGCTTCAATCTTCCATGCGCGATAGGCAGGCGATGTAAAGCGACCTGTTCGCCCGTTGACGAATAGGTTATTAGTCGATGGCGGCATTGGAAGTTCAAAAATCAGCGGTCCAGTCGCCTCGCTCATCACGCCCCCGCGTTATCTGCTAATCTTCCTTGCGAGCCAAAGCATCAGCCGCGCCAACAAAATACGCAGCAAGCCTATTCGTCGCTTTAGTGCCGGTTCGTTCATCTTGCAGCCGTTGAATTTGTGTCTCTCTGAAGGCCTCAACCGCGCACACAAGGCGCGCGTATATGTCCGCTGATACCGTCTTGGGCCTGCGATAGTGGAATGCCCACGATGCAGAAAACGGGATGCCCCATTTCTGCTCTACCCGGCGCATTGCGTTACCCAAGTCGCCAGAACCGCGACACTCGCCAGCGACGAGCTTTCGGTCCATCTCGACGGCGTGATCTACAAACGCGCTCGGATTCATTTGTTCAACTCGCAAAGGCTTTTTGCACACTGCAAACGACTCCCATGTTTCAATCGGAACATGGAAACCGAGGACAAAAACAAACACACATTCACGAGCCTTGCTTGGTCGGCGCGGTTACTCGTGAAGAAACTAAAAAATCAGCGCTCCGAAAAAGCTCGGGCCGAAGCCCGAGCAGTCAGGGAGGGAGGACGTACCCAAGGGCACGCTGTCGAACTTCCGAAGGGGAAGCCCTTCACGCCGCCGTCTGTCACTCGGCGCGAAGCTGTGAAATCTTGAATCGTCGCAAGCCCCCGCGACGTAGAGCCGGGCGTGAAGCATGTCCCCCGCGTAAACGCCCGGCTCATTTCGCTCTCGCGAACGCATGAGCGACGATAGCCAACAGGCCGAGGATGACTGACCAAAGGATGATTTGTGCGGCGGTCATTGCGCGGCCTCCATGTTGGAAGCATCGCGCTTGACCCGTTCGGCCATGAATACACGAACCTTATCGGCGGTCTCAGGCCACACGCGGCGGCCAGATTCCAAACGCTCCACAAGCTCAGAGTTGCCGCATGACGCCTTCCCAAAGTAGGAACGCCCCATGCCCGTCTGGGCGAGGAAAGACCGGATTTCGTCTAGCAGCTCGTTGTCCATGCCCTGCATTCTATCCTCTAAAGCGGATAAGTCAAGCGTCCTCGATAAAGGACGTGCAGGGTGATTAGAATTGCGGATATTAGCCGAATGAATGAGGGATGGCGGGCGCGGCTTTCCGAGGCCGTAGCCAAAAGCGAAAAATCCAAGCGCCAGGTCTCGTTAGAGGCAGGGCTTGGGGCTGGCTACCTGCATTCAATCTTGACTGAAGGCAAAGACCCAACCGTCGCCAACCTTATGAAGGTTTGCGAGAAACTCGGCGTTTCCTTGTGGGCGATCCTGTACGGAACCCAGATAAGCGCTGAGGACGAAGAACTCCTGCGCCTATATCAGGCTTCGTCCCCGGATGAGCGAAAAGCCCTTTTACAACTGGTTCGAAGCCGCCGCGCGCGCTGAATAAGCGCACAATCTCGCGCTTTTCCTTGGCGGACAGAGCCGACAAAGCCCCCAACAGCTCGTCAACACGCATCGCCCCCCCCCCGCTAGGAATTTATACACCATTGCAGGAACATATGCGGAACGCAAGTTAGCAAGCCTTGATCTTAACGGGATGCACGGGGCGGGCAACCCGTGATTCCACGGAACTGTCACATTTCGCGGCAATAAAAATCTCCGCTATGGCGGATAGCCCGCTTGACTTATCCTCTAAAGCGGATATTCTAGTCTCACATCAGGGCTTGCCCGGATAGAGGGGACTGAAATGACGCAAACGCAAATCACGATGCTCCCGACGCGCGACCTTATCGCGATTGTCCGCAGCACAAACCCCAACGGACGCTTCTGGTTAGAGCTTGTTTGGGCAAAGAGCGAAATTGCCCGACGCAATCGCGCCGCCCTCTCCAAAGCTACAGGGGGCAAGTGATGAGCGCTTTCTACACAGTCATCTGCGAAGGCAAATACAGCTACGAAAATGACCACGTTGCCAAGCCGCTCGATGAGCAGCTTCGTCTGATTGCGGACCTCGTTTGGACTGAACAATGGGACGAAATCTCCGCTTGCTACAAAAGCGACCCGCTCGCCGGAACGTGCGTCGATGCAATGGCGGAACTTGCCGAAGCTCTCGACGCGCAAAGCAAGCGCCTGGAGCAAGAGCCGGGCGATGAAGCGTGCGCAATCATCCGCCGCGTTCTGAACCGTGAA